ATTTAACGAGACCCGTGATGCTCCTATTGTCAGAGATGCATCGCTTTACAATTTCTCTATTATCAAATTCACGATGAACGGCCCCGGCCGTGAATTGCCTCTATTCATTCCGCTCATACAGACTAACGGAACAGTATCTGCGGCTGCGGGTAAACAGACTGATCCGAACCGGACCATTTACAATCTTGCTCTGCCCTACCAGCGGAGATGGAACTATACAAATAATGTGACTGGCTTGGCCGCCACAGCGGTCATAACCCTAGCCCCCGAAAGCACTCCTATAGCGTATATTCCCGAAATCCAAAATATCGTTCTTGCACCGGTTCCCCAAGTTCCAGTAACGGGAATAGCGAAGCAAGACCTTTCTACCCGGTATTATTGGACTTATACCTACAGCCATTTCGCCCAGATGGTGAATACGGCTCTAGAAAATGCGATGCAAGATACCTTTACGGCGTTCAACATCTTTTGGGCTACACTCCCAACGGCAACCGTTAATCCCTATTTTACCGGCGGTGTTCCCGATTTCAACAAGTTCCTTCTAGACCACGACATACCCTTTATCCAGTATAACGAATTCACCAAATTCTTTGAACTCTATGGCGACACGAGGGCTTTCAATATCAGCGGCCAACTTATCCCGAATACTCCTAGCCCCCGCACGGGGTTACCTACTGGAACACAAGCCCCGGTTCCGGCTTTTGTCCCTCCCGTTTATGTTGCTGGAAGTCCCGCTTCTCCCGCATCCCCTCCCTTCCTCCGGCTGTTCTTCAATACGGAACTGATGAACCTTTTGGCAAATTTCAATAATACCTTCCTCGGTGCTGTGGGTGGTAGCACTATTCCATTTCCTATTCCGCAAATCAGCGGTTCCTATGATTTTACTATTGGAAGTGCTACCCCCTTTTCCGGTGCTGGTCCTTGGCTCTATTCCTACGAAATCCTATTCGCAAACCAGCTCTATACAAATATCCTTAATAACAACCCGCTACTGCAAGGCTCCTCTTTGGTCCCCCCTCCGGTGTATAACCCCTATTACCTTATCCCGACGGACCGCCAGAACCTCTACTGGAAAACCACCCAAGATTACCGCTCTACGGATGCAATGTGGTCCCCGGTGTCCGCTATTGTATTTACTTCGGCGTTGCTTCCGGTCAAGAAGGAGTATACCTCGGCCACGGTGGATCTGAATGCTGGGAATTTGGGGTCCGGCTCGAGTGGCTCCCAGAGTGCCTTCCAGCCTATCATTTCGGATTTCAGCATAGACCAACAGCAAGAGGGGGCCGAGGGATATCGCAACTTTACCCAATACGAGCCTTCAGCAGAATATAAAATGGTTTCTATGACCGCCTCCCACGAAGAAATCCGCAACATAGATATCCAAGTCTTCTGGAAATACCGGCTGACCGGCGAACTAATTCCCCTAACAGCGGCGAACTGCTCCGACATTAATATCAAAATGCTCTTCCGCAAAATGGACTATCGTTCTTAAAAATATTAACCCCGCTCTCTTTTTTTTGTGCTTACTAAGTATAAAACAATGAGTGCCGACATTGAGAAGTTGGCAGTGTTCGATGACCGCATCGTCCAGACCCGCCCGAAGTATGCCGTGGAGAAGGGTGCTTTGTCCCTTACGAACGCCCCCTTTGCGGCGATTTCCCAGTCCCAGTCCCAGCACACCTACAACGTATACGTTCCCTCCGAGAACGTGTATGTTGCTCGTGACCTTGACTGGTCCTCTACGGTTTACCTCCAAGTGGCCGTCCGCCTTGCTGACACACAGTCGGGCCAGTATCCCGTCGGTGAGCCTCTTCTGCAGTTGGGCGTGGATGGCTCTCTTGCGGCCTTCCCGCTGAACTCCCTCTGTGCGACGATGACGGCGACCATCAACGACACCACGGTAACAATTAACTCCCAAGACGTGCTGACGGAGGTTCTGCGTCTAACGGATTACAGCCAGAACCGCCTCCAGCGGACTTGCCCGACGATGTTGGATAAATACCAGAAGAACTCCGATGGGCTAAATGCGACCAATGACCCTATGTCCGGCTATACCAATATGGGCCACGCCTACAGCGAACAGCCTAACGGCTCGTGGGCGAACTTGGCCTTCACGGATGCGGCTGGTGCCGTTCTGTCCGGCAACGGTGCCTACACGGATGCAAACGGGCTGAATATTAACTACGTGAATGGTGTCCCGGTTTCAACCAGTAACGCTACTATCGTGAACGGCCTCTACCTTGTGTATTTACGCTTCCGCACCACGGAGAAGCTGGTGCTGTCCCCCTTTGTGTTTGCTGACAGCCACGGCTCCGACACGGGCCTTTTCGGCATCAACAACATTCAGTTAGTTTGCAACATGCGTGAGCCTAGCCGTGCTATCCGTCTGCGTAACAGCACGGTAGGATCGGCCCAGAAACTCTACTACGCCGGTCCCAACGCCCCGGCAACTTGGGCCAACCCCGTTCAGTATAACCAGAGCCGCACCAGCGGTCCCTTTGAGAACTCTTTCCTAAACGTGCAGTTCCTAACGCCTTCTCTGGATATCCCTCTGCCCCCTAAGAGCGTGGTTCCCTATATGGAGTTCCCTCGTTATATCACACAGCCCCTCTCTTCGGCGTTGGGGGCGGGTGTGTCCGAGCAGCTTACTTCCCAGACTATCACGCTACCCCAGATTCCCGACCTTCTAATCATCTACTGCAAGGCCCTTGCGGATGCGAACACGGTGGCGGCCAATCGTGGAAATGACCCCACTCTGCCCCAGTATGGCACGTCTTATCTGCCTATTGACTGCGGCCTAGATGGTGGCCGCCCCCAGAACCCCCTCTCCATCAACTTTGACAACTTCTCTGGTTTGCTGTCATCCCAGACCCCCGAGCAGTTATACCAGATGTCCGTAAGAAACGGCCTCGATATGGACTGGGATTCTTGGTCCGGCCTTGTCCGTGTGCCTACTGGTTCTGTGGGTGGCCGTATTTCTACGGTGGGCGGCTTCCTTGTGCTGAAGCCCGGCGTAGATTTGACACTCCAGTCCGGCCAAGCGTCATCACTCGTAGGAAACTTTACACTGCAGTTTAACGTGCGTGTTCGCAATACATTCCCTTTCCCCGTAAATCCCCAGCTGTTCGTGGTTACGGCTAATTCCGGCTTCTTTGAGAGTGTGCGTGGTTCTTCCCGTATCATCAAGGGCGTTCTGTCCGAGCAAGACATCATTGCCGCCCCTCTGGCCCCGGCGGGAACTCGTTCCAGTCTGGCTCGTATGATTGGCGGAAAGATGATGGCTCTGGCGAACCGTCTGGGAATGGCTCCCAGTGGCTCCAGCGGTGCTGGGAGGCGTGAGGAGAAGAAGGAGGAACGCTCTATGGCTGGTTCTGGAAAGGGCCTCTCCGCCCGTTTAATGTAAAACACCCCCAATTTATTTTCAAACTATCTAATATAAATGGCATCACTCGAGAGCCTTAAGGATCCTCTTCAGCGTCTAGGCATTCTTGGCACGGCTGGTTCGCAGTCTTCCTCTTTCCGTCGTAACGAAGTCAACAATGCGGATGTTTGGGATGTTACCAAGCAGTATTACCTTAACGACGTTGTTTTCTCCGGCATAGATGGAGGTGCGTATGTGATGGAGGGCGGCACGACTGCTCTTGGTGCGGCTCCCAAAACGGCCCTTCTTGGTGGTGTGGACCCGGCCCAAGATTGGATCCAGAATGTTCCTAATAATTGGGTTCCTCTTGCTCCCACTGGTCCCCGGGTGGTTAAACCGGCTGGAACCCAATCGGCCACCGTGGTAGCGGGTCCCGCCGCTGCTTGGACGTTTGTAAATTGTGTCTTGAACGCCACCGCTGTAGGTGCAAATGTCCCCGTCGCCGCTGCGGATTACATGGCACAGATTCAGTTTACATTAACAAAGACTGTTGGTGGGGCCTTGGCCGCTACTGATTGGAACACAATTACCTTCACGCCCGACGGCGGAGGCACTGCGAGGTCCATTACCGTTATCCCTAATGCAGATACCACCGCAACGGCGTTTTCTTGGGCCGGGCAAGTTTACCTCGGTCCCACTCCCACAACGACCACGGTTACGGTAACCGGCGTAACGGGTGCTAATGCCGGTGCGACGGCCCAGTATGTCATTTCCAATCTCCAAGTCGTGTATGTGCCGGTAATCCCTTAAACAGCATTATTAACCACTAATTTAACTTCACTAAGCAGATATGAGTGTGTCCGGATTACAGACCCCCCTACAACGCCTAGCGGCATTGCCCCAAACGATGAATTGGAGGGGAGTATGGACTATCACCGAAAACTATCTGCTTAATGACGTTGTGGAAGATACAACAAACAATTCTACCTATATATTGACCGGTGTTGTATCAATCGTGGGCGGCCAGAACCCGGCCCTATCCCCTAATTGGTCGGAGCTAAGCGGGACTTCTGTAGGTGTCAGTGCAGTTCTGCCCGGTGGTGGTATAGCAGTAGATAACACAAATCCAGCACAACCCCAAATTAGCAATACGGGGGTTTTGTCTGTTGGTGGTGGTGTGGGTGTAACAGTAGATAACACCGACCCGCAAAATCCCATTGTAAATAGCACAGCAATCCAGCAACTCGGCGAAGGTGCTGGAATATCCATCGATGTCAGCAATCCTATTATTCCCGTCATAACAAATACGGGCGTTCGGACTATCACCGTTAATCCCGGAACCGGCTTGTTAAGCACTGGAGGGCCTACGCCTACGCTGGTAAATACGGGTGTTCTAAGTATCGGTGCTGGTGCTGGAATTCAAACAACGCAATTTGGCACTGGCGTTGAAATAACAAATACGGGAGTGGCTACGCTAACACAAGGAGCGGGGATTTCTATTACTGGCCCAGCAACCACCCCCACAATTGATAATGCGGGTGTGCTGTCAATAGCGGCCGGTGATGCAACCATAACCGTAGATAACACGGACCCACAGAACCCTATTGTAACTGGTAACACAAACACCATAACGCAAGTATACGGAGCCACGACATTCCTTGGCACTCTACAAGTAGCACCTTTAGCGGGAGGGGCATTCACATTTACTCCAACAGCGGGGATATTTGCAAACTATTTCTTGAATGGTCCCCCAGAGGTCACGGGTATTTTTATGGTGGATCTAACTTCTATATCATTCATTATAACGGGAACTGGAACAGTAGGAGCCACAAACAGCATTCTCGTATCGGTTGGCGATGGGGCAAATGTATATACATCGCCTATTTATTTGAATAATTTCTATATACCGACTGGAACCTCCTTCCCAGTATCTGGCAACCTAGGCCAAATTTATATTAATGTAGATGATGCCCGGACAGCGGGAGTAACAGCTCCGACATATTGGAGAATTATCAACAATACAAATGGGACGCTATCCCTAAGTAGTTATGGAAGTGCATTCGCCCAGTATTATCCCTTAGGCTTACAATAGAAGGATGTCCCGAGATATCACGGATGAATTCGCAACACCCCTACAGCGTCTGGAGGCACTGCCCGAAATGATGGCTTGGCGTGGCGAATGGACTGCAACCGATGATTACTTTAGAAATAATGTAGTAGTGGATCCAACCACTACTGGTTCCTATGTCTATACTGGGTTTTCTGCTTCTATTCGTGGCGGATTACCGCCCTCGCAAGTAATAGGCCCTTCTATTTGGACTGCTGTCGGCGTAAATGTTGCGTCTGGGGTTCAAGTCCTTCGAGAGGGTAATGGGATTATTGTAGACGGTTCAGATACAATCCCCACAGTCAACAATAATGGCGTTATAACACTTACAGCAGAAGGGGGGCTGGGTGATATAGGAACCGCCCAATTTCCCAATCTAATCCTTACCAATTCCCTTTTACAAGTCCAAGCTGGTCTCGGTATTTCTGTTGATGCTGGTGCAGTTCCTACTATTAACAATGCGGGGATACTAAAAATCTATCCCGGTGATGGTATTTCTGTTACTGGGGATAGCGATTTGACATTGGCAAATGATGGTGTTATAGCAATATCAGCGGAACCCGGCACACCATTAACCATTACAGCGGGACAGAACCCCACGGTTACAAATACGGGGATCATTAGCATTACACCGGGCGTAGGTATATTACCCGTGCTGGGCCGACCCGCAAATGAACCCCAATTTATCAATAGTGGGGTCGTGTCAATAGTCCCTAATAACTTGCAAGTAACGGGAGGCTTTCCCGCACCCGGTAATAAGGAATTGAGAATGTTTAATCCTATACGAACAATTGTATTTAGTGGCCCCTTGACTATGGTTCCAGCCACAATTCCAGTAAATAATTCTGCTTTAGTTAATGTAACCCAAACCCCGGGAACGCTGTGGGAATCTATAATGCTGTCGGGGCTTCCATATTCGGCTGGAATATTCATGTTGAATTTTGGGCTGAAATTTACAGCAACATTAAATGGAATACCGAGTATCAATAGACCCAGCTTATCTTTATCTTTACAAGACAATACGCAAAATCCTCCAGTAGAATTGTCAATACCCAATTTACCTTTTGCAAATGGCGGTATTATTGCTGTGGATGATACAGAAAGGTCATTCTTGTTTCCTAATGTTTCTATTAATGTAGCACAAGTAAGAGCATTGGGCTTTCGTAGACTGACGGGTTTCCGTGTGGCGTATGGTGCCGGTATTCCAACTCCATCTATTCTACGCCTCACGACTGCTGGTAATTGCTGGGCTACTTTTTTTCCTCAGACGGCTTTTTGACGACGATTTCTACGCTATCATTAATCACCTTCTTCAATTTGTCCTCTAGGTTTTCAATATATTTGCGGTTTTCGCCAAGGCACATAGCCTCATTCCAGTCATATTGATTACCCAGATATTCTTCATATAGCCGAATGTTATGCGATACCTTTCTAAGGTTTTTCACAACAGATAATAGCCAAGGTAAGGATAACTTGATTTCTAAATTATCCATCTCTACTAGATGGCAATACATTTGTCGTATATGCAACAGATGGCGGCGGCGGCATACGATAAAAAACCTCCAGCCGAAATAGGTGGTTTCAAGTTATTAGAGGCAACCCCGACACTTAAATTCTATAACAGCGGAAGGACAATCATCGTTGCTATAAGAGGGACAGACGACAAGCGGGATTTCGAGGCGTGGCATTTAGTGGCCTTCGGTCAATTAGATAATTCGCCTCGGTTCCAAGAGGATTTGCGGACCCTTGTGGCATTTCAAAAGAAATACCCTAGGAATGAATATTCTTATATTGGCGTGGGTCATTCCTTGGGCGGGGCAATTTTAGATAGATTTCTACGCATGGGGCTTATCCGTAATGGCTTATCATATAATCCAGCACCAGAGCCACAAGAATTAAGAGGCAACCCGGCACATCGCCGGATATATCACGAGGACGATCCATTATACAAACTCGCCGGAAGGTTTATTCCGGGTATTGAAGTGCGGAAGTCAAGGGATCCATTCTGGCTGAAGTATCTACGTAACTATGTCCCACTAGGGATTGCGAATGCATACAACGCAATAGCCAAACATAAATTGCCTACATTTGAAGGGGGGGTAATGCCGTCCAAGTATACGCAAGGGCTAACACCATCGCAAAAGAAGAAGCAAGTAGCATTCATAGAAGAATCAAAAAAGGCCTATCAAACAACGGGTAACGTTGAAGATAGGCCAAAGGTATCTGACAAGCCAACGAGGCGTAGTAGATACGTCATACGATTTGAAAAGAAGTATGGGTTCTCTATCACTAATAAGGACAAGCTGAAGAAGACTTTCCCAGATACGGACATAGATAAGATACTATCAAAGGGGGCTGGGGCTTATGGTTCATCTGGTTCTCGTCCTAATGTATCCATCTCCCAGTGGGCCTTTGCCCGTCTTGCAAGTGTCTTGACGGGTGGGCCTTCCCTTCGCATAGATAAGGATTTGGTCGGCCCCCAAAGTATGCAGACAATCAAAGGCGGAGCCACTGGCGGGATGGGTAATTGGTTTACTAGTGCTACTGTGGCCCCAGCTCCCCAAAATACTCAAGAAGAGGAAACACCTCAAGAAGAGGAAGCACCCCAAGAAGAGGAAGCACCCCAAGAAGAGGAAGCACCCCAAGAAGAGGAAGCACCTCAAGAAGAGGAAGAAAGTGAAGCAAGTAAGAATTTTGATAATGTTATAAATACGTGGAGGGATTTTATCGAAGTAGTAGATGATGCACCAGAAATGATACAGCGTTCCTTTAAACACATGTTAGAAGCACATTCAATCACATCTACGCTGATAGCAAAAGCGAAATTCTTAAGGAATAGCATTATGCTAAAAGATGCCAGAGCCATAAGAAAGAGTTTAAGAGAGGATGTGCGAAAATTCAAAATTAGACATTCAGACTGGGCTGGTATATTAGATACAACTATGAAGCGTGTAAAGGCTGAAGTAATAAGCCGAATGAGGCGATTTGGATTTATACCAAGACCAGTTATCCCCCTCGGGATACAAATGTAAGATATTTACTAGGGAAACAACTAAAAAGCCCTTATTATTAGATATTTACTCGGTAAATATCTAATAGTAATCATAATTTATTCCAAAAAGGTATTTTAACGGGAATAAAACCGGTTTTATTCCCATATAAACATCTAAAAGTAAAGAAAATGCTTTACTTTTAGATATTTACTCGGTAAAAATGTTAATATAGTGCTATTTTCGCTTATTTTACTGGGAAATATCTCAATCGCCCTTGATAACGGTCGCCTTCCGCTTCAATCCGAAGTAGACTTGGCCCACTGCAGTCCGCTTGTTCTTGATGTTGTTAAAGGACATTAGTTCCTTGAACTTGACATCGGCCATATCCTTTGAATGCGTATCTTCAATGAATGTCCGCTTTAGTTCCGTGGCCCCTATCTTGTCCTTGTCGTTGTTAGTGATATCATAGTTCTCATTTAGCCACGTCTTAATGGGGTTGTTGCCGTCCAGATAGTCACCCGTCGCATTCGCCACGGAGTTAGGGCGGGGAAGGTCCTTCAAATCCTTAACGGTCTTGTATATTTCCGTAAGCATTAGGAAGAACTCATCACGCCACTCGGACGACTTGCACGACACATCTCTAACATCGGGATCGCCGATGCGGTGGAAGGGTTGCTCGGCCACCTTGTCCGCCGATACGAACTTGAACGGGAATTCGATGATAGACATACTTCTTTGAATACCACCATCTAGGCGGTTTAGTTGCGGGATGGCGTTAGCTTGGATAATGACCTTGAACGGCGGGACGTAGCGAATGATGTTCTTACTATTAAGGGTCCGTGCCTCAATGATATCGCCACCACGGATTTTCTTCAATAGACCGCCTTGTAGTTTCTCGTCGCTTTCGGGTTCCGTCGTCATCATGATACGCTTAGACTTCGCAGTGACAAGGGCGGGGATGGGCTGGTCCTTGCGTTCCAAGGGCTTTGTAAATAGGGTATTATCTACCGAATAGTAATAGTCGCCCCACGTATTGCGTAGTAGTCCATCTATGGCACCCTTGCCGTTTGCACCGCTTCCCGTAAAGACATAGAACTCTTGAAAGCGGTTCTCGCCTAGTAGACAAGTCGCCAAGACTTGCTTGACATATTTCTCCGTTTCGTCATTCTCAAACATACTTGTTATGAACTTGTTAATACCCGCTCGGGCCGTGGGGTTGCTTTGTTTCGGGTAAGGGTAGCCGGTCGTCGTGCTAATGTAATCTTGGGGCGTAATCATACGGAAGCTTCCCTTTTGTAAATCATAGACACCATCGGCAAAGGCGAACAAGTGGCGTTTGCCGTCCATCAAGTCGGATAGGTTCGGCATTTCGTAGAAGGAAGGCAAGAAGGAAATTACGCCGTTGCAGAAGTCACTGGACCCGAACATTTTGTAAGCGTTGTTTATCTTGCCAAGTTTGTCGTTGTGTTCCTTGGTTAGGGCCTTCTGGCCGTCCCTATCATTCATTCCGAGTTTCAAGGACTTCTTTTGATATAGGGCTAGTTCCGCCCGTTTGGTATCCATCGCCAGTTCTTGGAGTGTGTCGGCAATATGACGCTTCAAACCGCTAGGGTTATTCTTTTCACTATGCTTCCAAATATTGGACTTCTCAAGGCAATACCACCCTAGCATTTCCTCCCACACGTAAGCGTCGGGGTGAATGTTGTAGAAATACTTGGCGATGTCC